CCCGCCGCCCACCGCCCCGCCCCCGCCCCCGCTCGGCCAAGGGCTGATCTCGCCCGCTTCGCCCAGGCCCTGCCCGCTGCCCCAGCCGCCGGGGTGATACGTCTGCGCCTCGCCGCTCTCGGCAATCTGCCGCTCGATGCCGGCGGCGTCCGTCGCGCCGTAGGCGCCCGATTGCCAATTCGCGATCTCGTCGGGGGTCGCCGCCCGCCCGAGGTAGCGCTGATACCAGCCCGCGATCGTGTCGCTGCGGACGCCGCCCCCACTTTGGGCGCCGCCGCCGCCGCCGGAACCACCCCGGCGCGCTTGCGCTTCGCCGCTGCTCGCGATCTGCGCTTCGATGCCGGCGGGGTCACTGGCGCCATACGCGCCGCTGATCCAGTTATTGGCCTCGTCCTCAGAGGCGGCGCGCCCGAGGTACTGCTGGTAGAGCCGATTGATGTCGTCGTACCCCATCACCGCCCCCCGTACAGGTAGCTATTGACCGCGCCGAGTTGGCCCGTCGGGATCTGGAGTTGCCCCCGGGCCTGCGCCGGGTCGAGGAAATACTGCTGGACGCTGCCGAGCGGGTCCACGGGCTGATAGCGAGACGCCGCGGCCGACGGCGCCGCCGCGGCGCTCGCCGCCGCGCCTTGCGGGACATACGTCCAGCCAGTCCCCCGGCCGCCGCCCGGCCCCCCGGCCACGCCGCCGTCCAGCACGCGCGTCCAGCCGACCCCGGGCAGGTAGATCTTCGAGATCACGCCCTCGGCGTTCGCGGGCGAGACCTGGCCGCCGGCCGCTTCAATCTGCGCCCGCCGGTCGAGAATCGCCTGCGAGGTCGGCGCCGCGCCGCCAAAGAGCGCGGCGACGGAGCCGCGCGGATCCTGCGCGTTCCACCACGCGGCGTCCGCGCCGGAGGGCGGCGCCATCCCCGGCCCCGGCGTCTGCGGCACCTGGGCCGCGGTCGGGTTGTTCGCCACCGCCCCCGGTACGAACGCCGTGGCGGCGGCCTGCGGGGCACTCGTCGGCGGCGCCGCCGTCCCCGGCCCGGGCGCCCCGAGGCCCGAGGGCGGCAGCGGCACGTAGGCCGGAATCGCGCGCGCCGGCAGGCCGAGCGCCTGCCCGACGCTCCCGAGTTGCGCCTGTTTCGCGCCCCACTGGTCGTAGTTGGCCCGGCGCGTACTCTCGGCGACCAGCGCGTCGTAGGCGGCCTGCTGCCGCTGGAACGCGAGCGACTCGGCCGCCGCCTTCGCTTGCGCGTCGGCCGCGTATTTGGTGGCCTCCAGTTGCGTCTGCGCGGCCTCCGCGGTCGCCCCGATCTGCTGCTGCTGCCCGTAGAGGTTCAGACCCGCACTGACCACCGGGCCGAGCCAGTCGTACGGCCCCTTGCCGCCGACGCCCTGCAGGATCTTGGTCGCGGTGGACGCGCCCCCCGCCGCCACGCTCGGCCCAATCGCCCCCGGCAGCGCCCCCGCCGTCAGGCCCGTCGTCACCGCGCCTTCGGTGCCCGCCAGCGTCGCGCCGCCGCCGCCGAGCGCCCCGGCGATCACGGGCGCCGCGATCCCCGCGCCGACGCCGCCCGCCGCCGCCAGGCCGATCACATTCGCCCAATTCGTCGGGTTCTCCCACGCGCCCGTGGTCGCGTTCCAGTGCGTCCCCCGATGGAAAAACCCCGGGTCCTGCCCGGCGCGGTCGCCCGGTTGCGTGCCGGTCCCCGTGAAGGTCCCGCTCGCATCGAACCACTCGCGGGGGTAGTACGTTTTCTGCCCGCGAATCACGCGCCAGTAGCCGGTGGCGTCCTGATTAAAGTCGCTGAGGCTTAGGGGATGGCCGAGACGGGCGAGCCCCTCGGCCGTCAGCGGCGTCTGCCCCCACGGGTCAGTAGTCGTGGCCATCTAGCAGCTCCTCCTCACGGCAGAAACTCCACCTTCACGTCGAGGTCATAGCGCATTTGGCCCGGCGTCGCGCTCGCGTAGGCGACCGCCACCGTGATGTCCGACGGCGCACGACACCGGATCGGCACCGTCGCCCCGCGCCAGGCGCCCACGGTGTCGAGCGTCAGCGGCGCGTCCGCGTAGTTGAGCGCGGTCCCGTCGACATCCAAAAACCCCAGCGTCACCGCCACCGAGGAACTCACGCCGTCCGCGCGCGTCTTGCGCACATACCACGAGACGCGATAGATGCCGACCGCCCCCGCGGTCCACACCGCCGTGGCCGGGATCGCGCCCGTCTGCGCCCCGAGGCCGACGTGCTGCACGGTCGGCGTCTCGCTCCAGCCGGCGCCGAGGTCCTGCCAGCGCTGCCGGAAGAACACCGTGATCGTGCCGTCCCGGTCCGTGATCGGCGTCCCGAGGGGAATCGGGCCGAGCGCGCGCGGCATTACGCGGCCTCAAGGTTGTTGACATAGGCATCGACCAGCCGGCAGGGCACCGGATCGCTGTACGTCACCTCGATCACCGCGTCGTTCACGAGCCCGAGCCGCGTCCAGTAGACCCGCGTCCGCCACGCCCCCGCCGACCCCGTCGAGGCGCGCAGTTCATTCGACCAGGTGCGCCCGCCATCGTCCGAGACCCGGAGCAGGAGCGTCGGCGGCGCGCCGGGGCCGGCTTGGACCCCGAGGCCGACATCCATGAGGATCTCGAGCTGATCGATCGGCGCGCGCTTCTTCTCATTGACGAGCGCGGGCGCGCGCCGCAGGCGGCGGATCGGGGCGCCGTCCAGTTCGGTGAGGGCCGCCGCACTCAAATCCGCCAGCTGCCCGGTCGTCCGGTCCCCCGTGAGGTGATGGCCGTACACGGTCGTCTGCACCCGCGGCCCCCAGACCCCATAACTGCCCGTCGCCGGCGACCACGCGCCGCGCCGCGCCCAGGCCTGCTCGAGATGGTCATAGACCCACGTCGCGGCCCCGGGAAAGGTCACGGCGGTAAAGACGTGGTTCTCCCACTGATGCGTGAACAGCTCGGTGTCGAGAAGGCCCCGCGCCGGATCCGTGTTGTAGCCGGACACGGCCGCGGTCAGCGCCGCCGAACTCACCACCGTGGGCGGCCCGCCGTGCGTCGCCATGACGAGCCCCTCCCCGTGCGCATTGCGCGCGAGCCAGGTGTTGCCCACTTGCGCGACCGAGAACGCCCACGGGCCGACAATCCCGACCATCCCGTTCAGGCCGGAGAGCGGCGCAAACGGCTGCGTGCCCTGCCCGGTGTGGTACCAGACCTCGAAGGACGCCACCCCGATCAGCCACACGAGGTTGTTTTGATCGACGAACAGACACAGCCACGGATCGGCAAACAGCGACCGCTGGAAAAACTGCCCCGCGCTCCACGTCGTCAGGTCGTTGAGCGCCGAGAGATTGACTTTCCCCGTCGCCGGGTTGAGCGCCAGGCCCGTGTTCATCGCATACGCCAGATGCGTATAGCCGCCCGTCAAGAGCGGCCCCGTCAGCGTATTGGTCGCCAGGGTGAACGCGTAGACCTGCCCCGCGCTCACGATCCCCAGCTGGCCGCCCAATACGCCGTTCTGCACCATCTGCGCCGGACGCCCGTCGTCCCCGACCGCGCCGCGCGCCGTGGCGGCGCGCTGATCGAGGGGGAACTCCCACAGCGTCGGGCCGATCACCGCAAAGAGGCGCGCCGGCCACACGAACAGGAGCGCGCGCGTCCCGCCCACGCCCGGATCCACCGCCGGCCCCCACGGCGCGCGCCCCGGCGTCGGCAGGAGCGCGCCCGCATTCGCGCCGCCCGCCGGCAAGCGCTCGACATACCAGTTCACGGTGTCGGCGCCGCTGCCGATCAGCGTCGCGGCCACGTCCGCGCCGCCCACGAACCCCGGCCACCGGGCCATCAGGTCACCTGCCCGGTCTGGGCGTCGTACACGCCGCCGCGCCCGCCGGGCACGCCGCCGTCGCGCGTGTCGAGGTCGTTGACGCGGGGAATGTTGGCGCCGAAGACGTCCGCGAGGCACTCGGTGAGCGCGGCCTGGGACGCGGCGGAGAACTCGCGCGCGAAGCTGGGCGCCGCTTTCTTGGCGGTCCAGAGGCGCAGGAGTTCCCCGTAGCCCGGCGGCAGATCGATCGTGTCGGTGTCAGCGACGGCCGGCACGTCCGTCCACACCATGAGTTCCAGCGGCTGCGCCTGGCTCGGGGTCGGCCACAGCGCCAGCGCGCCATCCGGCCAGCTCGGGTTGTAGGCGAACGCCTCCGGGATCGCACTCGTGAGCGTGTCGAGCGGCCGCCGCGCCCACCACTCCTGCGACTGCGGGGCGAGCGGCCACCGGGTGCCCCCCGCCAGGATCAGGACGGCCTGCTGGATGCGGGCCGGCCGCCGCGGCATCACAATCGCGCCCGTCGGCCCGAGGTTGTGGACCGCTAACCCCGGCGTGAGCACCCCCACCACGAGCAACTCCATGTAGATCGCATTCGGCGTGACCGCGAGCCGCTCGAGGATCTCGTTCAGGAAGGTGAGACAGAGCGCCTGATCCTCGCCGCGCACGACGTCGCCGCCGCGCGCGACGCGGATCTCCGCCAGCGCGCCGTAGATCAGATCCGTGACCGGGGTCGGCATCGCCGCGTTACCGGCGGCGCGCCCGCGCGGGCGGCTCCGCCTCGGCCTCGGCCTCGGCCTCGGCCGCCGTCGCGAACTCCTCCACCCGCGTCGTGAACGTGAACGACAGCGGCGCGCTCACCTGGCCGTCGGCGTTGCGCACGAGCACCGGCACGGCGTCCGGCCCGAGCCAGAGCGCCATGTTCACGCCCGTCGTGACCTCGGTGTCGGACACGCGCGTCGTCGGCTCGTCCTGCGCGGCGAAGACGATCACGGCGCCGGGCGCGAACCCCGTCCCCCGCACATGCAGCGTAAAGGAGGGATCCCCGAGGACGGCCGTCGAGGGCGCGAGCACCGTCAGCGCCGGCGGCGGCGGGGCCTCCCCCGGCAGGCTCCACTCGCCGACCGCGAACCCGTGCAGAACATCCTCGACGAGCTCCGGGCCGTTGTGGCCGAAGACCATCAGCCGCACGGCGAGCGTCTCGGTGTCCCGCACGGCCTGGACGATGGCCGGCGTGACGATCGCCGGATTCTGCGGACTCTCGACCTGGTGATAGAGCACGATCTTGCCGAGGTTTTCGCCTTGCTCGGCGGCGGTCCGGGCGCGGTGCGGGAGGCGCTCGCCCACGGGGGCCGGCGCAGGCGTGGACTCCGTCTTCGGTGCCGTCATCGACTCCTCACAGTTCAGCGCCCCCAGGGGGCGCGGTTAGCGTTTGCGGGACGGGGGCGGGGGCGGTGGGGCCTCAGACGCCGCCGTCAGCGCGGCCGCCCGCGTCAGATACCAGCCGTCCGCGATCGCGGCGGCTTCCTCCTCCGGGGTCGCGACGACGAGATAGCGCGGGCCGCCGTCATGGCTGACGCCCGCCTGATGCACATGCCGCGGCCATTCCACGCGCCCCTGCCCGATCGGGTCCGTGACCGTGATCGGCGGTTTCAGCTGGTCGAACGCCATCCCCTCGGCCATGTTCTGCTCCTCGTCCAAAAAACCGGCAATTGCCGGATCGGGGCCGGGGCCTCGTCGGCAATTGCCAGATCGCGACTCGCGGATTAGCCGCAGGGAATCACGACCGCGCACTGTTCCGCGAGGCCGATCCCGAAGCCCCACGTCAGATCGAAGCGCGTCGTGAGACTCGACGTCCGGTTGTCCCAGTCCTGAATCAGCCGGATTGCGAGCCCGGTTTTCGGATCCTGGTACTGCTTGCAGAACTCGGCCTTGGTCGGCTCCTCGAGCTTCTTGCCGGCGATGAAGAACGCGCCGGGATAGAGCCCGAGCCCGAGCTTGCCGACCTTCCCGCTGGGCGTCGTCGTCCCCGGCCAGAGCGTCAGCGCCGCGCTCGGCGCCGGCAGCGCGTCCACGTTCTGGTAATGCGCGCCCGGCCCGTAGATCGGCGGGTAGATCGTGATCGTCGCCACGCCGCCCGCCGCGGTGACGGGCGCCAACACGGAGAAGGTCTTCGTGCCCGCCGTCGCCACGCTGTTCGGCGTGCGCGTCATCAGGTTGACTTCGTTCACGTTGGCGATCGAGAACTTGTCGCCCTTCTTGAACGTGTCGCCGGTGGTGGCGATCAGGTTGAGGGTGCCGCCGCTCTGCGACGCCGCCGCGCTCATCGTCACCGCGCCCGCCCAGGTGCCCGCCGTGTGGCGGTAGAGCGAGTTGGACGCGTACCAGTCGAAGCTGTCCGACTTCTGAATGAACCCCGCGCGGAACTGCCGCGAGATGTCCAGCTGCGGATTCGTGAACGCGTTCGCCGAGGTCTTGACGGCGCGATTGACGACGGGCGGCAGGAACAGCCCGAGGTTGTCGTCATCGACCGGGCACCCCATCTGCGTCAGGTACTGCAGCGCCGCCCCCGAGGTCGTGTCGAAGGTGGTCGGGTTGGTGCCGAGCGCGCCGACGATCATGTTCGCGTTTTGCCCGGCGAACTGCGCCGCGCTCGATTCGATTTCTTGCCGGATGTACGCGACGGCGGGCTTGAGGTAAATCTCCTCAACGCGCTCCTCGCCGCGCTCCATGTCGAGCGCCTGCTCGATCGACGCCCACTCGAGCGCGATCGTCGCCGTCTGGTCGATGCTGATCGTGGTCGTCGGGCGATCGAGATTCTGCGCGGTGAAGGTCATGTCGTTGCGCTGCACCGTGTAGCGCTGCGACAGCGGCACCGTCATCGTCTTGCCGATCGCGAACTTCTGCGCGTAGTCGCCGCTGTACTCGTCACTGAAGTAGGGCGCGATCGCGAGGCTGTTCTTGAGCAGCGACAAGCCTTTCATCGCGACCCACGTGGTCTTATTGAACGTATTCGTCGGCATGGGAGACCTTTGCTAGCGCCCGCCGCGGCCCGCCGTGCGTTGCCGGATTTTCCGGGCCATCTCGGCGGCGTCGTAGGCGGCGAAATCGCCGCGCTCGAGCGCCGAGCGGCCGGGGTCGGCCGAGCGGCCGGCCTTCGTCAGCGTCGGGGGCGGGGGGGGCGCAGAACTGACACTCGAGGGCGGGGCGTCGTCATCGCGGGGCGCGGTGTCGGCCGCCGCCCGCTCGGCCTCATAGGCCAGCCGGCCCTCGAGGCGACGAAACTCCGTGACCAGGTGATCGACGTGCGCTTTCGCGCGCCACTGCGGCGGCAACCGCTGGACAGCCTCCGGCAGCGCGAGGAGCTGCGGGAGCAGCTGCGGGTTCGCTGAGATGGCGCGCAGGAACGGCACGGCCTGCGGACTGTCATAGAGCAACTCGCCGATGATGTGGATCGGCCCCGGCGTGACGCCGCTGCGCCGCGCGTAGTCGATCCCGCCGAGGGATTTCGCCTCGTCGGAGAGCTGATCCACGAACGCCGGATCGGCCTCTTTCGCCGCCGTCAGCCGCGCGCGGAACCCCTGATCGCGGGCGATCAGCCGGTCGTGCTGCTGCTGCTGCGCCTGCCGGCGGCTCGCGACGTCCGCGGCCTCGGCTTGCAGTTTGTCCTGCAGGAACAGCGTCTGCGCGGCGGTGTATTCGGGGTAGGTGTCGAAGTCATCGACCTTCGGCGCGTCGGGCAACGCGAGATAGCGCGCGGCGCGCTGCTTCGCGGTCTCCGGGGCGGGCGGCTGGCCGGTCGGCGGTCCATTCGGGGGCGGCGCGGGTGCCGCGTCGGCCGGATCGGGCGCCGCGGGCCGGCGGGTTTCCAGCGCGCGGATGCGCTGCTCCTGCTCGGCAATGCGCCGTTCGTAGTCGTTGATCGCCTGCTGGCGCTTGGAGACCGTGCGCTCGCCCGTCTCCGCGCCGCCGCCGTCCTGCGGAGGGGCAGACGCCGGGGCCGCGACATCGGGCAGCGCCTTGCCCTGTTTCCGGGCGACGGCCGCCCGGTCGAACGCGCCGAAATCGCCCGTCGCCGCCGCCGCGCGCTCCGCGCTGACGGGGGCCGGGGACGCGGGCGCGCGGTCGGGCGGGGCCGGGGCCGGCGCGGATGCCGGGCCAGCCGACTCGTCGGGCATGGGTTCGGCCAGTGTGCGCAAACGGCACACGGCGGCACAAGTATTATTCGCGGGCGCGCCCAGAACGGGACACGGCAAGGGGACCGTGACCGGCGATTAGTCGGGCGCGGTCGTGTCCCCGCCCAGGGCTTCAATCACCGACGGGCCGGCGGCGCCGAGCAGGAGCCCGAGCGGCAGCCCTTCCTTCAGGATGCGCGCTTTCATCGCGGGCGTGAGGCGGACGATCCACGCGGGGCCATCGGGCGCGGCGTTGCGTTCGGTCTGCAGGCGGTTCAACTCGTCGCGGAGGTTGTTCGTCCACGCGGGCGCATTGTGGAGCGCGTCCATCGCCGCATCGATCTCCGCCTTCGACCGCCCGAGCGGCACGCGCTCCACCGTGCCGCCGAACGGCTTCACGATCTTCTGCAGGCGCTTGGGCAGCAGCTCATCGTAGAAGTGATGCATGCCTTCGCCGCCGACTTGTAGATCGATCCCGGACATCACGCCGTGCTGCTCGGTCTGCCCCACGATCTTCTGCGCCATCTCTTTGCCGACCGTGGCCGATAACGTCTGCGGACTCATCGCCGACTGCTGCGCGACGATCTGCCCGTCCTTCCGCGCGCTGATGCGATACCCGTCGCCATCGCGATACCACTTCAGTTCATCGATCTGTTTGCTCAGGTCGTACCGCGCCGCCTGCGTCTGCCCGCTCGTGAACCCGAGCCACTGCGCGTCGGGGTCCTTCGCGGCCTCCAGCAGTTGCTGCTTCAAGCCGAGGTCGGGCCAGGTGTCTTTGAAGGGCGCATCGGGTACGCCTTCCCCAAGTTTCTCCGTCTTGTATTTGATGTCGACGAGGCCGTGCCACTTCGGATCGACATCGGCGAGGGCCGCCGCTTCCGTTTTGCCGTAGCCGATCGGCACGATGCCCCCGTTCGGCACGTCGTAATACGCCATGTGCCGTAGATCGGGGCCATACCCCTTCGTCTTCCCCGCCTGGTGCCAGTCGCTCTGCACTTCCTCGACAAACCGCCCGCGCTCGCCCGTCGGCAGCGTGCGCGTGTTGCTGCGCGTGTGGACGACGATGTTGGGCTCCTCGAAGTGGGACGAGCGAAACACGGGGTCGGTGTAACTCCCCACGCGATCCGCCGCGTCGCGGCCCGCTTGGGTCGCGAGGTCTTCGGCCGTAATCGGCGCGCCGTTGATCCATTGCCGTTCTTTCGGCAGCGTCAGCAGCGTCTCCTGATACGCCTCGCCGCCCGGGACCGTGTGCAATCCGTATTTCGTCGTCGGCACCTGGGCGATCTGGTCGCCGATAGCGGTGGATTCATTCCGCAGGCGTCCAAACGCCAAGAGGGTGTCTAGATGATCGGGATCGACCGCGACCTCTTGCAATTTGCGCAGCGCGCGCGCCTCGCCGCGCGCCGCTTCTTGCGCCCACCAGAAGGCATTCGCGCGGTCGCGTTGATCCACGCCCACCCAGTCGGTCGGATCATCGAATGCGGCCCCCTGCATGACCTTGGCGCGGTTCTCGACCGCTTTCCGCGCGGCGATGAGGTCCGCGGGCGGATCGCCACGCGTCACCACCGCCGGCAGCGGCGCCGGATGCGCGGCCAGATGCGCCTGCAGCTCGCCCGGCGTCACCGTCGCATTCCCCTTGCTGGCGAGAAACTCCGGCACCTGCCGATACGCCAACTCCTCGGCGCTCGCGTTCGACTTGAGGATCCCCGCAATCTTGTTCGGGTGCGCGCCCTTCGCGGGCAGGCGGCTCACCGCGTCATCGACGCGCGAATACAGGCCGCGCCCGCCCGCGCCGGCCTCCTCCGCCACCGTCCCGAGAAACATCGGCATCGGCCCCTTGCCCTCGGTGAACGCATCGATCCCCGTCGGATCCGCATTCGCCACCGACCGCGGGCGTCCCGGCCCGGTCACATACTCCGCGAGGAGTTTGAGGGGTTGATCACTCGCGAGCACCTGGCCGACGCTCGGCAACGTGTACCGCTCGCCGATCCCCGGCGCGCCAATGGTCGCGGCTTTCGTCCACGGCGAGGGCGCCGCCCGCACGACCGCCGCGCCCGTCGCGTCCTTCTCGTTGCTGGTGCGAAAGATCGGCTCGTCGGGTTCAGTCCCGACCACATCCCCGACGGACGGCCCGCCGCGCGCCTGCACCTGGCGTGCGACTTCGGCGGCCAGCACGTCGTCGGGCACGTCCGCGAGCGCGGGCACCGTCGCCTTCAGCCGCGCGACCAGATCCGGCAGGGACTCGGCCATCGCTCACGTCGCGTCTGGCGGTGACGGGCGCCGCGGCGCGAGCACGGTCTCGATCTCGTCGCGCGTCAGGCCCTCGGGGGCCGACGGGGCCGACGGGGCCGGGGGCGCCACGCGCTGGTAGTAGGCGGCCTCGGTGAAGCGCCGCCCGCAGTCGACGCAGACGAACCCGCCATGGTTCATCGCGAACGGGTCGAAACTGCCGCAGCGCGGGCACGCCGCCAGAATCACGCCCAGCGCGGCGCGCTCGACGGGCGGCTTCACGTCTTCGTCGGTCCTCGCCTCGTCGGTCATCGCCGCCTCCTCGTCGCCGTATTCATACACGCGCCGGGGCAGATACGTCATCGTCGCCTCCCGCCCAGTCCACACGCGGGCGTCGACCCGCGTGATGAACATCGCCCGGCGCGTGTCCCAGTTCTGAATCACCCGGATCGCGAGCCCCTCGCTCATGGCGCGAACGGCCCGCTGTTCATTCCACCGTCCGGCGGCGTGAGCCCCGGCCCCGGCCCGCCCCCGAGCGCCGCCAGCGCCGCCTCGTGCGCGCGGTCCTCGGCGGCTTGCTGACGCGCCTGCGCGGCTTCCGCCACCGACAGCGCCGTGTCGTGCGTCTGCGCGTGTTGCGACAGCCGCAGTTCCTGCGCCGCCGCGACGGCGTCGCTCGCGCGCTCGTGCGCCTGCTCGCCGAGCCGCGCGCGCTCCTCGGCGAACAACTTCATCGCGTTCTGCAAGGTCTCGAATTTCGCCGTGAGCATCGCCACCGCCAGCTTGGTCTCGTTCGCCTCGCGCGCGCGCTGACTGTCGCCCTGCTCCTGCAGCAGCGCGATCGACTGCTTACTCTGCAGCTCCAGTTGTTTGCCCTGCGCCACCTGCGCCGCCTGCTGGAGCAGCTGCGTGAGGTGCTGCACCTGCGCCTGGAGCGCCGCGACCTCCGGCGACACCGGCTCGCCGCTCTTGGTCTTGAACTCCGCCGGCTCGATGAGGTCCGCCATGCTGTCGCCGATCGGCCCGAGGTTGCGCAGGCGCACCGACCGCGCCAGAATCGCGGCGGCGACCTTCGGCCCGGCGACCTGCGCGACCATCCCGATGTTCGACACCAAGGTCTCCGTGAAGTCCTGCGCCGCGCTGCGCTCGCTCTCGGAGCTCGGCGCCGTCGAGACCGTCACCAGATAATCGCCCGCCGTGTCGATCGCTTCCGGGTCATTCGGGTCGTTGATGCGCGTCGTGTGCGCCTCGCCGGCCGCGCCAATCGTGCCGACCTCGCCCGTGTAGTCGTAGATGTGCGTCGCCAGGTCCTCGAAGATCACGCCGACGCGCCGGATCATCGACTCATAGGCGTGGACGAAGTGATACGTGCCCTGCGCGGCCGAGGCGTCGATCTTGTCGAGCGCGACGCCGCTTTTTTCGTTGCGCCGCTGCGCCTGCGTCGGCAGAAAGTTGCTGCCCATCGCGGCCTGAATCGCGCGGCGGTAGGCTTCTTTGACCATCTGGAGCGCTTGGAGGTATTCGCCCTGCACGTAATCGAGCCGTTGCGGCGGCGGCAGCGGGAGCTCGCCGGTCGGCGCGGTCCGCAGCAAATAGAACAGCACGGACTTCGGCGTGTGTGTCGACTCCTCCCACTCGGACTGGTGCCGCCCGAGCTGCCCCTCGACCGCCATGATCGGCGACTTCGGGACCATCGACAGCACCTCGAGCTCCTGGCTGCAGCAGTAGCAGTAGGCTTTCCAGGGGTCGCGCCCGAAGCGCGTCATCGAGAGGATCTGCCGCTTGACCTCGCCGCCCGTCGGCACATAGAGCACCTTGCCGTAGCAACTGACGATCGGAATGTACTTGCCCGGCCAGTCCTGCTCGTGCAGGATGTCGAGCCCGTCGGTGAGATACATCTTGACCGTCGGGTCGTCGACGATCCGCAGCTCGCGCACGACGCGCCAGCCGCGCGGGCGGTAGATCTGCTCAAACTCGTCCGCGAACACGGTGCGCTCCGTGGGCGGCGCGGGCCGTGACGGGCCGGCGCCATTCGGCGGTCGCCCGTTCGGCGGCGGGATCATCCCGGGCGACATCATCGGCCGCATCCCCGGGGGCGGCGGCAGTCCCGGCGGCAGCCCTGGCAGCCCCGGCGGCGGCAGACCGGGGGCGGGCGGACCAGGCGGCGGCATCATCCCCGGGGGCGGCATTTGCGGCGGCGGCATCGACGGGAGCGCCGGCCGCGGCGCCCGGATCAGCAAGAGCGGGCGCGGCGTCGTCGACAGCGTCCAGTACTCGGCCAGCAGTTCCTGATCGCCCGCCATCCAGCCGGTTGGCTTCGTCCCGCCCGCGCCCGCCCACTCCAGATCGGCACTGGACGAGGCCGCGGCGGTGCGGGGTTTTTTCGGCAGCAGGATCTCGCGCTGCTTCGCCACCTCGGCGCGCGCGCCCCACTCGAACACGAACGCATAGCCCATGTCGCTCGCGTCGGGTTCCTTCGCGTCGGCGTCGAGCAGCACCTTGTCGGGGTCGGGGATCGCCTCGATCCAGATTTCCTGATTCGGCGAGCGCGGCGCGCTGTACTTCGTCGTCACGCGGCAATAGCCGTAGCTGCGCTGAATCGCGTTCTCGGCCGCCGTGAGATAGGCGACCGCCGCATGGCTGCGGTATTCGACCTCGCGCGCCTTGTCCTGATACCACCGCGCGGCCTTGTCCGTCGCGCCATTGCCGACGGGCGCGAACTTCATCCCGCGCGGGTTCGCGCGCAGCGCGTTGATCACCTGGTTGAAGTACTGCGCCATCTCCTCGGGCGCGATCGTCGGGCGGTTTTTGCGCAGCTTGCGGTCGTCGTCATCCCACGGGTTGCCGCCGACAAACTGCATGTCGATCTCGGCCTGCGTGCGGATGTGCTGCCAGTTCGCCTCCGCGTAGGCTTTGCGCTCGAGCAGCTCTTTCAGGCGATCGTCGGGCATCAGTACCCCGGCCGCGGTTTCGGGCGTGGGTGCGGTTTCGGCGGCCGCGGGGGGGTCTTCGGGGGGCGCGAGGGCGCCGGGCCGATCGCCTCGGCGACCGACGGCCCCTGCGCGTAGTCGTGGAGTTGCGTCGTGGTCATCGACGCGCGCACGTCTTTCGCCTGGTCGAAGGTCGCGCCGTGGAGGGCGGCCTGCATCAACCGACGTTGCGAGGCCGAGGTGGCCGGCATCACACCGTCCGGCTGAAGACCCGATCCGTACACCCGCAGCGCAGGACGGCGCCACCGGGCGCGCTGAACGCGGCCGCGAGATGGATGCGACGATCGGGACAGGTGCGCTTGCCGCACTCCAGCACGAGGCGGTCGCCATGCGCGTTGAAATCCTGCGCACAGCGGTCGAGGTGCGCCCGTTCGGCGCGCGTCCAGACCACGCGGGGGCGCGTCGACAGGTGCAGCGCGAGGTCGGGATCGAAGGACGCGCCGGCGTGGGAGCCCATCGGGATGGGGCCAGTGTGCCGAGACGGGCCACGCCTGCACAAGTATTATTCGGGCGGCGTCCCAGGACGGGGCACACGTCAGTCGAGAAACAGCCCCTCGTCCTTCACCGCGGCGGCGACCGTCGCGCGCACCTTGACGTCGGGAATCGCGCCCAGCACCTCGGCGATGAACGCGGCGGGCTGCCCCTGCAGCAGCCGCAGCAGGCGGCGCACGCGCTCCGGCGTAATCGGGCCGTCGCACAGCGTCTGCGCAAGCGCGGCGGGTGTCGGGAGACTCATCCCCAGACACTCCCCACCGGCCGCGCGTCCCGCCGCGTCTCGCCCGCCGGCCGCGGCGGCGCCACCGCCTGCGCAAACGTCAACACGAACGCGTCCGCATCGTCCGGGCTCGCCTCGCCCCGGCGCGCCAGCGCCTCCTTCGATTCGATCACGAGCCGGCTCCGCGGGTTCAGGTGATACCCCGGCCGCGTCAGCTGATCGGCCAGGAGGTCCTCGTCGGGCAACGTCCCGAGCAACAGCCACTCCTTCGCCTTCGCCCACATGAACGCGCGCATGTTCTCCTGATGGCTGTCGGGCGATTGCCCGCCGAAATTGACTTCGTAGATGTTCGGGTAGCCGAGCGCCTGCAGCCGCGCCACGATCGGACTCCCGAAGGCGCTATCGACAAACATCGCCGCGATCTGGTGCCCGCGCCGCTGGTCGCTCAGGAGCTCCGCGCAGAGCCCGATCCGCGCCGAGCGGTCGGGGTCGTGCTCGCCGGGGATGCGAATCGCCGGGCGCGGATTGCCGTCGAGGCCGCGCCGGAAGCGGATCACGTTCCACGCCTTGCCGCCGCCCGAGACATCGAACCCCGCCACGAGCGGCTCGTCATCGGTCGCCTTGTAGGACCGTGTGCGCGCGCCGGCGACACGCTGGCCGTCGATGTACTGCAGCTCCGAGGCGCGCGGCGGCAGGCCGAGCACGCGGACGCGAAACATGTCGCTGTCCTCGCCGTAGTCGGTCGCGAGCTGCGCGAGGAGCGCCTTGTTCGTGAACCGCGAGGCGCGCGAATCCACGCGGCGATGGTTCCAGCGCGCGGCGATGTCGCCCTGACAGACGCGGTAGAAGTAGCCGGTGTTGCGCACCAACTGCCCCCACGCGAAAAACATCGGCTCGCCGTCGGTGAGCCCCCCGGGGTCCGCCGTCAGCCAGATGCGATCGTCCACCTCCGACGCCTCGTCGAACAGATACCACGACGTGCTCGTTTTCGCATGCTGCCCCGCGAACGCCTGCGCGTTCTCCGGCTTGCACGTCTGCGGAATGAGCTTCCACGTCGCGGGGCGGTAGACCGAGTAAATGCCGGTCGCCTGGATGTGGAACCAGTGCGCCGTGAGACACAGCCGCAGCCAACTGCAGACCGCCGCCCAGGTGCGCTGTTTCAGCTGCGTCGCCGTGCCCGCCGTGACGGTGCCGATGCTATCGGGGCGCGTCGAGAGAATGAACGCGGCGAGCATCCCCCCTAATGAGCTTTTGCCGGTCCCATGACCGGAACTCTCCGCCATGCGGATCGGCATCACGGCGTCCTGCCCATCGAACGCGCGATCGCGAATCTCCGCGCCGAGCGACTCGAGGAACTCGCGCTGCACGGCGTCGGGGCCGGGCTCGTCGGCGAGTGGCGTGTGCGGCTCCCCCCACGGAAAGCACTGCAGCACGAACGCGAGCGGATCCGCGTAGCAGGCCGCGACGAGGTCTTGGAGCGCCTCCTCGTCGGTCGCCGCGCCGGGCAGGGCGCGCCGGGGGCTCATCGCCGGCTCCCATCCCAGACCACGACATACACGCGCCCGCCGATGACGCGCTCCCGCCGCGGCGGCGCCTCGGGCCCCGCGCGCGGCACCGCCCCCGCCGGCCCGCAGGCCGCGCACAGCCGCTCCCGCGTCGGCCGCCCGCAGCGCTGGCAGACCGCGGGGGTCGACGCCACGGGCACGTAGGTGCCCGCCGCCACGTCGCACGCGCGACACAGCCAGCGCGGATACTGCCCCTGCTTGACGCCGCAGCGCTGGCACTGCATCGGGTCGTCGGTGACCTCCCCCTGTCATGCCGCCGTGTTAGCCCTTGGCCGGCCGCGCCCGTTCCGCGCGCAGCGCCGCCCCCCGCGCCCGCGCCTGTTGGATCTTGTCCAGCAGGCGCATCTCGCCCGACACTTCCACGCGGTCGACGAGCAGCGCGAAATGTTTCGCGAGGGTGTTGAGCGCCGCCGGCTTGTCCCACAGGCGAATCTTGAGCACGCGATCGATCTTGTCGTCGCCCGCCGCCGCGTTCTTCATGACGACTTCGAGGCTCGCGATCGCCGCCGCCGCCGCCGGGGCGAGCTGATGGAGCGGCACCAGCGCGCCGCCCGGCGTGAACAACTGCTGGACGTTCGACAACCCGACCCGCGCGAGTTCTTCCAGGACACGATCACCAGTCAGCGCGGCTTTCGCGACCTTGCGCTGCTGGCCGCGCCGGATCGCCGCCTGGACTACAACATTCCGATACAGCCGCCCGCCCTGCACGTGCGCCGTCTTGCGGCGGTAGCCACAACGGATCGCCGCCTGCGTCGCGTTGAGGTCGACGAGATACTCCGCCACGAACTGGCGTTGCTTCGGGGTGAGGGGCTTGAGCGGACGGCGGCGCGTCATCGCGTCAACCCCGCGCCCCCGCGCACGCGGCGAGGTAGCGCTGCCGGGCGCGGATAAAGCGCGCCGACGTGCCGCCGCGGTCCGGGTGCGCGGCCAACATCTTGGCCTTCAGCCGCGCGCGCGTCCGGGCCTGCAGCGCCGCCCAGCGCGCCCGGTGCCGGCGCAGCGTGCGGCACGCCCGGCAGCAGCGCTTCCCCTGCGTGTTGCGATACGTGTTGCTGTCGCTGTAGCGGTGCCCATGCTTGCACTGCGTGACGCGGGGCCGGCGGGCCTGCCGCGCATTCGCCGCGCGCTTGGCCGCCACGCCCGCGGGACTGCAGAGCGACGGCCCCCACTGTTCGCGGCGCCGGGCGTTCATCGCGCGGGCGGCGGCGGCGGCGCGCGAATCCCCCGCCCGAATCACGCCAGGGACCGCCGGGGAGGCCATTCACGCGCGCTCCGCCGGCAGGGGGGGCCGCCCGCCCCGGTTGACGCCGTCCGCCGCGCGCGCGGCCTGCAGCGCGCATTGCGCCTGCAGCGACTCGGCGAGCACGCGCTGCGAGAGTCCCACGCGGACCGTGCGCAGCCGCCCCGCGCGGATGTAGCTGTAGACACTCCGGCGCGTGACGCCGAGGATCGCCGCCGCGTTGAGGAGGGACACCGACGCGCTCATGGGTTCACTGCCTCTTCCCGTCTGTCCGCCGTCCGTAAGACCGCGACAATGCGATCGATGACGACTCGTTTCGCCCAGCCGCCGAGGTTCCGCTCGTCGGCATCCATCCAGAGCACCAACCGATCGGCCTGCTCGCCCACATGGTTCATAAATAAGTCGTCCGCGATCAACTGCGCGATCTCGCGGGCCGACTTCGGCCGTGTGAGTTGTGCGCTCATGCGTCATCCTCGCCCCGCGCGGCGGGTGGCCGCCCATCGCCCTGCCCGCCGGGGACCGCGCCTGACGGTCCCGCCGCTTCCAACGTGACACGCCGACCCTTCCCCCGCGCCGACCGCAGTGCGATCACAAATTTGATGATCTCGTCCACTTGGTGATCGGGCATGAGGCAAATCAGATCCAGCAGTTCGCTCGTCAACGGATCGCCGACGAGTTTCGGACCCAGCGGCATCACCCATCCTCCCCCGGCTCGCGCCCCGCCGCGCGCATCCGCCAGTCCGGCGTGATCGCGCTCACCGCCACGAACCCCGGCGCCGGGGCCGCCGCGCGCGCGACCGGCACGGGCACCGCCTGCGCGGGCTGGTCCGGCGGCGCCGGTCCCGCGCACGCGTCGCAGCGCACCAGCGCCCGCGTGACGGCCGCGATGGTAATCCGCACGAGCGGCGCGCCGGTCGCGACGAGCGCCCCACACTGGCCGCAACGGATCGCGACGCCGAGCGGGGCGCGCGTCCACGTGCGCATCATTCGCACAGCCCATACGCACTCTCGCAGCCGCTGCGTTCGTGCATCATGTCGAGCTTCGGCTGCACCCCGCCGCGCGACGTGCCCGCCCAGCGCAGGACGGCGTCGATGCCGTTGATCACGCCGTCGCGATCCACAGGATAGAAGAACGTCCTGCCGGTCCGTTCCTCCAGGCCGCGGACTTTCTCGATCATCTCGGGCCGCCGCGCGTGCCAGTTGAGGATGTCGGCCTTGCTGCTGTTGATACAGGGCGCGCACCCGACGCGATTGAAGCCCAGCGTATAGAGCGGGTTGATCGGTTCGCCGTGGGCCTTCACATAGTCGAAGCACATCGGCTTCGTCCAATCGACGATCGGCGCGACGAGCTCGCAATCGAACCAGTCGTCGTACCGTTGGATCGGCGTGTCTTTCCGGGTGTTCGATTCCTCGCGCCGGACGCCGGTATACCGGACAAACTCTTGCCCCTCGTACACGCCGCCCGGCCCGAAGGCCTCGCGTAACCAGCGGCGTTGTGGGACGAGCTTTAGGATCTTCGTGCAGAATTGCGCCTTCCGGCTCGGCGGCCGGCCTTTGATCTGACACATGGCCTCGAAGGTGAGATCGGCCTCGCCATCAAATCCGCGCGTCTCGGCAAAGCCTGGCGTTTCCCAGATGTCTTTGTACTTCGCGTTGCAATGCACGATCGGATGGACGGTCGTCGAGTACGTCTCTACGAATTCCATCGTCAGCGGGTCTTCCCACTGGCCCGCGTTGCTATTCGTCAAGATCACATCGGCGGCCGGGTGCCGGTTCAGTACCCACCGCGCGCACGCCTGCGAGTCGACGCCGCCCGAGAACCCGACGATGTGCTTCATGTCAGCGCCCGCGCACCGGAAACATCGGGATGTCGCCGACGAACAGCCGCAGCAGCCAGAGCACCACGACCAGGATCACCACGACCTTAATGATCGTCTTGATGCCGGGGTCCATCGGAATCTGGGTCTCGACCAGCCAGAGCAGGACGCCGACCACGACGAGAATCACGAGCAATTCAATCAGGCCCATGCGCGCCTCCCTTCACTGTGTCCCGTTCCCGATCTCCCCGCGCAGCAGCCGCTCGAGCGCGTCGAGCGTCTCGCGCGTCGTCGCCACAAACAGCCCCAGCTGCCCCGCGAGCTCGCGCAGCTGCGCGTGCAGCACCATCACCGGGCAGTCGGGCGCGTGCGCGTGATCGGACGCCGCGCACAGCGCGCAGACGACCCCGCCGGAGGCGCGCGGGCGGTAGAAGCCGGGGGGCGACTCGGTGCCGGTCATCACGTCACACGGGCGGCAGCTGATACTCCGCCCTGAACTCATTCGTGTGCTTCTTGAGGCACGCCTGCCAGCCCATCCCGCTGATGTAATAGCTAAACGCCGTGCGCCCGCTATGCACGCCGATCATCCCGGCGTCGATGGCCGCGCCGGGGGGCGTCTGGGCCGCGAGTTCGGCATACACCTGATTGCAGACGTTTCCGAACTCCACCGCTTTATCGTCCTCAAACGCCACGCCGTCCCAGACGTCGCTGTCGCCATCCACCGGCGCCTCGCACGCGGTCCACACCCACAGCGGATTGTTCGCGGCGCCGTGGACGTCCCAACTCGCGCCCGTGCCCGTCATCACGTCGATCGTCACCGTGCCGGGGCGCCAGACCATCACGTCGCAGGGCACTTTGTTGTTCTGGTCCGTCTTCGTCAGCACGCCCCACTGCCCGCCGTCCTCCGGGTGGTCGGCGTTGATCGTCGGCACCATCGTCTCGGTCAACAGCTGCAGGCGCGCGGCGTCGTTCGCGTCACCAGGCGGGAACGCTTCTGGGTGCGCGGCGCAGATCGCCTCGACGTCGGCGCGGCGATTCGGGACGAACGCGGTCGGTGTGGGCGTCGAGGTCGTGCGGATCGTGACTTTTTTCATGGGCGGTCCTCGAGAGTAGAAGTGAACGGGTCGGCGAGGAGCGGGGAGTGGACGGAATAATCCGGGCGCGGCATGTCGGCGGGGAGTTGTTGGTACGCCCACAGGCCGCCGTGTGTATAGCCGACGTGTCGCCAACCGGCTTTACGATAGCAGCGCCCCGGATCGCGCTTGTGGTGAATGTGCCGAGGATCGACAAAGGTCACGATCCCGAGCGGCGGGACAGTCCAGATCGCCCGCGTGGCGGCGACGGCGGCGCGGATCAACTCGCTCGCGAGGGGGCCAGCCTCACGCCGAAACAGCGTATTGATCCACGCGCCCGCCCATGCATGCTGGACGTATTCCGCAAGCGGCCAGGACGTGACCCAGACGGCCGCGGCGGGCATACAGAGCACGACGCAGCGACCGGGCGGTACGAATTGCATGGCGCCGATCCGCTGTCGGTTGTAGTGCCGATCGGCGAGCGGACGCGCGAGGGGATCGGCACGAAACGACCGGCGCCAGGGGTTCATCGTCATCCATCCTTCCGCCGCGCGGGCGTGTCCGGAATCGCGCGGCCCTTCTCGACGAGCGCGTGCAGGCGCGGGCGCGGCGCCGCGACGAGCGGCACGACCGGGGTGACGCCGACGACCTTACCGCAGCGCAGGCACTCCCATTCGAGCACATGCGGCGTGATGACGGTGCCGTCGGGGGCGCGTTTCCAGCGGCGGATGACGTCGTGGCGCAAGACGAACCACGTCGCGGGGCAGCGCATCATGCTAGAGACTCCGCCGGTCATTCGGCACGCCAGTCGCGACGTTGCGTTTCCACGTCCAATTCGCTTGCACGCGCCGCCAGAAGCGCAGACGCGCCGCGCGGTCACTCGCCGTCACGGCGACCCGCAGGATCTCGGCCCCAGGATGCAGCCGTTCCATCAACCGCCACGCGCGCGCCTCGGCGTCCGCGCCCGTCCGCGCCCGGAGAAACGCCACGCGGCCGTAGGCGGTCCAATGCGGGCGCCGCACATCGTAGGAGAGGCGCCACCAGGTCATAGCGCCAACTCCGGCTGCTGCTGAATCGCCTGATCCCACGCGTCCACGAGGGGGATGTTGACGGCGGGATACCGGCTGAAGCCGGTCCCGTCGATCGAATCGACCCCCGCCTTCAGCGCCAGTTCGTAGCGGCGCTTCCCGTTCACGCGCCCCCAATGCACCCAGATCCCGCGGCTCTTCGCATAGGCACAGAGCGCCCGCACGTCCGCACTTTCCTTGTAGGCCGTCGTGCCCCCGATAAACAACGCCCCCCGCCCATGTGCCAGATTCGGCACCCGGTCCGGCGTGAGCCCGTCCTGCGCCACAAACGCCGGCACCCACCCCAGCCCGCGCAGGAGCTGCGCCCAGAACGGCCAGCGCGCCAGCGTGGCCGCCGCGTCCCCGACCACATCGGGCGCCGTGACAAAGAGGCAGCGAGACGTTTGATACGCCTGATACGCCTCGAGCATGCGGACGTAGGCGCCGGGCTCGAAGCCTGAAAACGCGCCGTTGTCCATCGCCCACGGCACCGATAGGTCGAGCGCGGCGGGGTCGTTCCACTGCCGCGGCACAATGAGATGCCCCACCGTCGCCGATCGCGGCGTGCGCGTCGCCCCGGACACCAGCAGCATCATGACGGCGTCCTTTCCAGCACGAGCACCACCGACTCCGGCAGCGCGCCCAGCGTCTGCGTCAGCTCCTTCTGCAGCCCGCGCGGCCACTGCGTCAGCGGCGCAATCGCGACGACCTGCCACGTCCCCGGCGCCAGATGATGCTGCACGAGCGCGAGCAGCAGCGCGTGCAGTTGCCCCGGCGGCGCGGACGACAGCGACGCGACCGGCACGACGCCGGCCCGCCCGCACACCTGGCAGAACCAGCCGCGCGACGCCGCATCGACCTCGACCAGGCGCTCCTCGCCGCAGCCGGGGCACGCGAAGGGGGCGTTAGCCGCAGGCATCGCGGGCCTCGAGCTGCGCGTAGAGGCGCGCCAGGATGGCGACCGCTTCCGTGCGCGAGGGCGGCACGAACGGCTCGACCCGCTCGATAGGCGTGATACGCCTGATCGGCTTGACGCCCGGCAGCGTCCGCGTCCGCGCGACCAGCCGCAGCGCCTCGGTGACGCCGCCCGCGTCATACGGCACCTTGAGCCGCGCGCACCGGCATTTGACTGTCTCCGCGAGGTCGAACAACGTGTCACACGAGCCGGTCTTTAAGACCTCGTGAACGACTGCCGCAATGAGCGCCACGTTCATGTTTTCCCCTCTCAGAAACACGAGAATCGGCGCGCAGCGCCTGCTCTAATTGTTAGTAGTACGACGAGTGAGGAAGAGAAGAGATCGTACAAATTCGCTAGATCTTTCTTAGATCCGGATCCGGAGGTCGATTTTGTTACCGCGAAAGTGACCACCTCGTTACCCTCCGCGTGACCGCTGCGTGACCGCCGTTTACCTCGTCGCGTTACCGCGTGCGTTACCGCCGCCGTTACCGCCGCCGTTACCAGCTCCGTGCCCCGCCGCCCGATACGTGCGCTGCTTCGCGGCCCGCCGATCCGTCTCCTGCAGCACGGCGTCGAGCGTCTCATGGCGCCACCCCTCCGGCGTCAGCGTGAACCGCGCGAGCACCACGGCCCGCACCTTCGCCCAGCGCCGCGGATCCCCGCAGGCTTTCGCTAAGACCTCGGGATTATCCGGAATCGCGCCGCCGCGCAGCGTCGCCTCGTCGAGCAGATTGCGATAGGCGCCCTGCTCCTCGAGCGTCAGATCGATGTAGGCCGAGCTCTTGCGCCAGCGATCGATCCACCAATACAACGCCGTGTGTCGCGCGGTCATCGTCACCTCGCTGCTCCTGTTCACCGTTCACGCCGGCGGCGCGGCGGCGCGCTTCTCACGCCGGCCGGATCGCCGACGCAGCGGGATCTCATCCCCGCTGACGCGCCGCCGCGCCGTCTGCTCTGTCTCGCCCGTCGGCGGCGAGGATGCGCTCACCGATCCATTGCGCGATTTGCGGGACGATCGCGTTGCCCAGTCCTTTAAGGCGGTCCACCCGAGCGGGTATCCCATGAGCCACTCGACGAATGTTGGATTCAGGCTCCCACTCGCGCCATTGGCCGGTGATGGTGGTGAAGATTCGTGGATCACGCGGCCCAGCAGGCCATTCGTCGGCACATTCGCACACGCCTGCGCTGTTCCGTCACCACCTGATCGCGCAGCGTCAGACAATGCCCACCCGCCAGCCGTTCGTGGCCGTCCTGCGCGCCCCGCTCTCCATCCTGCGCATGCGGGGTAGGCCACGAGCCAGACGCGGTCGCGTCGGTGAGGGGCGCCGAAGGCACTCGCCGGTAAGCAATCCCACTCCGCGTCATACCCGCACGCGGCCAGGTCTCCGAGAACCGCGCCAAAGAACCGTCCAGCGTCACTTGAGAGTAGCCCTGGCACGTTTTCCGCCACGACCCATCGGGGTTGACACTCGCGAATGAGTCGGGCGAACTCGGGCCAGAGGTCGCGGCTGTCGTCGCTGCCGGCACGTCGGCCAGCGAGCGAGTGCGGCTGGCAGGGAAAGCCTCCGCAAATAACGTCAACTGGGGCGAGGTAGGTCGGGCAATCACGGCTCCGCTCACCGCGCCCAGTAGCGTGAGGTTGTGATTCCCCGGGTACATCTTGCTCGCGCGTTCGCCATCGGCCTTCGTGGGTGACGGCCAAAGGGCCGTGACAGTCTCGAACGTCGTCATAGCGCGTCACCTCCGGCCAGTGCTGCGCGAGCACGGCCCGACACCACGGATCGATCTCGACTTGCCAGGCGATCTCGAACCCGGCGCGAGTCAGCCCGAGGTCGAAGCCGCCGATCCCCGCGAACAGCGAGCCCACCGTCATCGCGTCGCCTCGACATCCGCCAGCCGTGCCAGATACAGCGCGTCACTCTCGAGCGCGTCGCGCTTCAGCAGCGTGATCGCCTGCGTCCGCAGCGCGTCGGCCACCTCGCCCGCGAGCAGGCGCGCCAGCTCGCCGCCCGTCGCGAGCAGCCAGTACTGCGTCGGGGACGGGGCCGGCGCGCGGCGCGCGGCGCGGCGGCGGGTCATGGGTGGGCCTCGCGCGCGCCGGCCGCGGCAGGTTTCCCGAACTCAAACACGGGAATTGGTTGTGGACCTTGATCAGCCGTGACGTCGCTTGATGGTTGCACGCGCGTCGTGCAGAGACAGAGCAAGCCGGACGCCGTATAGTCGCAGCGCACACCGGGACGCGGCTTATCATTCGCCCATGAACGCGTCTGCGCCCGCGGCAGGAACCGTCCGAGGCACTGGCCGTACGCGCTGCTCGGCGTCGCGCCGTGATCCTTGAACGGCCGAAAGTCCTCAACGGATTGCTCGTTGTTACAGCCAGGGCAGACGAATCGCCATTTCGTCACGTCCGGGCCGAATCGCCGCTCCCCTTCAGCCTTCCATTCGTCGAACGGAATAACGCGAAGTGTGCGCGGCATCGGCGCGGGGCGCGCGGCGCGGCGGCGGGTCATGGGTGCGCCTTTCGTGGGGGTCGCCCCGTGGTGGCCGCTCGTTTTAGCGCGGCGTCGCCGCCCGCCGTCAGCGCCTTGACCCACCGGCAGACCGTCATAGCGGACACCTGAAAGCGGCGCGCGATGGCGGCTTGGCCCATCCCGTCCTCGTACGCCTGCATGGCGGCGACCCGGCGGACTTCGAGCGCCTCGCGCGCCCGCGCATCACGCCCGCGCCGCTGCTTTCCGTCGTCCACGGCAGCGCGGTGGCGGCGCCGGAAGTCTGAGATCCACTGAGGCGAGATCCCCGTGCGGCGGCTGATCTCGATCGGCGTGAGGCCGTCCGCAAGGAGGGGGGCGACGAGGGCGGCGCGCGCGCGGAGCGCCGCGCGAGACGGACGGACGAAGTGTTGACCCATACCTCCCAGTATGGCCCAGTTTGTAACTGACTTAACTGAGTTTATTTTAGGGGACAGCCAGGGGGACACTGAACCGCCATCGTGCGCCATCCTGCGGCCCGCACAGTCCCGCACAGCCACACGGCGCGTAGGTGTGCAACTCGCGAGATGTCTAGTGGTTAGCGGGGTTAATCGGGGCAGACCGGGGCAGACAATAGCCGTGCTGGAAAAGGCTATTTTGGCCCTTTCAAGGCCAAAACGTGGGTTCGAATCCCACTGGGGACGCCAACAAAACAAAGGACTTAGCGCGATTCGGCGGATCGGGTGCGAGGCTCGGGGGACAGCAGGGGGGACACTGAACCAGCCCGACAGGCCCCGATCTGCGCCGGTCCGGCAGACGACGGGGCTCATTGCGTTTGCCTCGTGATGAACTCTTTCATCGTCAGCAGCATGTCGCTCCGGTCCGCGTTTGAGATATACGACAGCGCCCCGCCCGGCCCGAATGTGAACAGCAGCAGCGTGAAGCCCCACCCGTCGGGCAACTGTCCGGCGATGATCCGCCCGATGTCTTTCGCGATCGGGCGCACCGCTTCGTCGTCCGTGGTCTGAAAGTTGGGCGGCTCGGGCGGGGTCGCGTGTGGCAGGGGCATGCCCCCATTGGCCGCGAACGCTTCGCATTCGGCCTTGAGCCGCTCCAGCGCCTCGACCCCCGCGTCATCGTCCGTCTCGGGCGTCAACGCCGTGGCGAGGTTCGCGAGCAGGATGTAGACGCCCGCGTAAAAGGCGCGCCGGCATTCGACCACCTGCACCTCGGACGCGTGCGGCGGGAGCACCCGGGCGCGATAGTTCGCAAAGGACTCGGCGACCGATTCCAGCCTCACCGGCGCGGCGCTTTGGGGGACAGGTGGGGGGACAGCCGGGGGGACAGGGCGCGTCATGGCGTGGCTCCCGATTCCGCCGCGGCGATGGCGCGCGCATGGCCCGCGAGCGCCTCGGCGCGGGTCGCGTAGCGCTGGCAGTCCACACTGTCGCCGTTGAGAAAGACCATCGTTTCAAACAGCAGCGGGGGACCATCACCCCAGCTGTGATCGAGACCGAGAAACACCGTCGAAACGAGCCGCCCATCCGGGAAGGTGTCGAGCGCGATCCGCCGCCGGTCTCCGTCCTCGAACCATTGCGCCCACGTCAGCATGTCGACCGGCCACGGGTCGCCGTCGGCGTTCAGGACGTAGTAGGTCGGGCGATCCTGCATCGCTAGGCTCGCTTCCTCGCCGCCGGCGCGGCCTTCGTCAGCCCCTTCGGCTTACGCGGCTTCCAGCGCGCCGCGAGGCCCATCGCCGCGACCTGTAGCGACGCCTCGGCGGGCGAGCTGTAGGTTTCGACCATGCGCGTCGTCGTCCAGCCGCCCATGTTCCGCGCGGTCTGCGCGCTCACGCCGGGCAGGTCTTGCATGGTGGTCGTTGCCGTGTGCCGCATCGAGTGCATCGACAGGCCGCGCGTCTCCAGACAATACGTGGTGCCGAGCCGCCGAATGCGCCGCGTGAGTTGCGACGACCACGCATCGGGGGACGGCGCCGGGTCGCCGAACACGTACTGCTGAAACGGACTGACGATCAGCGCGCGCAGCTCCTCGACAATCGCCAGCGCAATCGGAATCCGCACCTTCACGCGCGCGCCGCGCTGCTTTTTCCGCTGGAGCGCAATCCAGCCCAGCTTCGGCGACGAGCCGGGGAACACGAACCCCTTCGGCGACAGGTCATGGCGCGTCAGCGCGAGCGCCTCGGCGCGCCGGCAGCCGCACAAGAACCCGATCTTGAGCGGCAGGCCGTAGGCGGGCGGCAGCACGTCAATCAGCCACTGCTCATCGGGCGCCCAGAGCCGGCGCGGCGCCGGGTCCGCGCTCCAGTCGGCGAGCGGCGCGCAGGGGTTCGCCTCGAGCGCGCATGACGCGACGGCGTACGCGAAAAACCCCTTCACGCTGTTGAACACGCGCTGGACGGTGTTGCGCGACCACGTCCCGCCGGTCTTTTTCGACCGCTTTAGGAGCAGCCCCGCGCGCCAGGTGTCGATCTGCGCGGCCGTGATCTGGTCGAGCGGCCGATCGCCCACGACGGCGAGAAAGCCCGCGAGGTTCGTTTCGAGCTTGCGACAGGTCTTCTGCGCCTGCACGCTAGGGGTCGCGCAATACGCGCGCACGGCGGCCCCCAGACGCGGCAGGGGGGCTTTCGGCGCCGCGACGAGCCCGGCGGCCAGCTGCTGCGCGTCCTGGCGCGCCTTGAGCGCGAGGCGATACGCGAGCTCCTTGCTGCCCGCCGTGTGCGGCAGATGCACCCACGGGCGGCGGCCGTCGGGGCGCGTCGGGCGGTCGTACCAGTCGCACGCGCACGCCGGCCACGCCGGGCAGCGGTGCTTTTTACCGTCCTTCTCGCAGCGGCGATAGAGGCGGAACGGCTCTTTCACGCGTTAGCCCACGCGATGCTGGGCGATGTAGGCGCGAATCACCGCCGGCTCGAAGCGCCGCACCTTGCCCAGTTTAATGCTCGCGATCTCGCCGCGGCGCGCGAGGCGCTTCAGCGTGTCGGGGGCGAGACTGAGGCGCGCGGCGGCGTCTTTGGTCGGGAGCAGGGGTTCATCGGTCGGCGCGCTGGCCGACGGGGCGGGACTCGGGAGCATGCGAACGCGCGGCATGCGGGACATAGGACCTCCAGAAGCAGCGGATCGGACGAGACGCCGTGGGATCGACGCCCCTACCGCCCCCGTCCGTCGCGTGTGGACGAGGTAGACCGCAGTATTCAGAAACCTAGCGCGACTAGCAAGTACAAATCGACTAGTTTTGCAACAAAAACGCGCGGTCTACAGTGAATCCCGGACGATCAGATCGCGTAAGGCTCGGGTGTCGTCCTTATCTAGCTCGACTAGTCTTTATAGTCACCGATAAATCACTATCTGTCCCGTCTTGCCTAGGGTATCATCGATGACTCACGCTAGAGCGCATGATACCTATCCGGCCGCGGCAGCACGACGTCGCCGCGCGCGCGCCGCAGTTCAACGTGGCGATCGATCCGGCCACCGACGAAGAAGTGACCGGCGTGTGTTACGTCTTGAAGTGGCGGCGCCGTCAGCTGTTTCGGCAAGCGCTCGACGCGCTCCTCGGGCGGCGCCCGCCGTTGACTGCGGCGCAGCGCGAGGCGCTCGCCACGCTCCTCCGGGAGTGGCACGAGTTGCGCCAACACCCGGAGGATCCCGAGGACAACTAAGCGACCGCGCGCTTGTTGCGGGCGCGCCAGGCTTCATCCTGTTGGAACTGCCACTGCCACAGCTGCCGCACCGCGAGAAACGTCGGGAACAGCTCGCGCGCGGGCGGCACCACGGCGACCTCGAAGCCCGCGTCTTGGGCGGTCTTGGGCAGCCGCACGATGAGCGCGCCATCGACGCGGCCGTGCCCCATCTCCGCGAGCGCGCGCTGATACGCGACCGATTGCAGATGCGCCTCGCTGTAGATGCCCTTGCCGGTCTTAAAATCGATCAGCGCCGTGACCTCCGCGCGCGCGCGCAGCCACTCCGCGAGCGCCGCGTCGACCGCGCCCTGGTGCTCGAGCAGCGACAAGAGCGCCGCGCTGTCGAGCGTCGCGAGTAGATCCATCGTGCCGGCGAACTCGTGGGTCCGGCTAAAGACGGTCTGTTCGATGAGCTGCGGGCGCAGGCGGACGAGGCGCGCCCACTCCTCGAACGCCAGGAACGCGCGCTGCGCGCCCTCGGACAGGACCGGCCCCGGCCCGGCCGCGACGCCGAGCAGCTGTGTCTTCAGCACCCACTCAATCTTGGCGTGCGTCGCCGTGCCGATGTCGGACGCCTGCGCGAGCGCCTTGACGTGCGCCTTCGTCGTGCCCAGGCGCTGTTCGAGCGCGAGCGTGTACATGCTGCGCGGCAGCTGCGGGGACGCGGCCAGATCGGCGTAGAGGTCCGCAGCGGCCGTGCTGACCATCGTGCGTTCCTCCTTCGCGGCCCAGCCGACGAGCGCGGGCTTCGCGATCGCGCTCAGGATCGTCGTGACGCTCGGGTACTTCGCCGTCGTGCCGTCGGCGTTGGGGATGGTGTAGAAGCGGCCGGTCTTGCCGTCGGTGCGGGTAATGCGGGCCATTACGCCGTCGCCCCGTTCGTGCGCGAGGCGCGGTCCTTCAAGCGCGTGAACGCCTCCGGCGCCAGTTTCGGCGCGCCCTTCGCGGCCGGTAGCAGGCTGTCCACGTTCGCGTACAGCGTGCCGTTCTCCCCGAGCGAATGCGACACGAGCACCTGGCAGTTCGCGCCGATCACCTTCTCGAGGTCGAAGCCGAGGTCCAACTCCTGATCGGTGAACGCGCGCCCGCGCCAGCGCTCGAGGTCCTTGCGCAGCGCGGCGCGCTCCGACAACGAGAGCGTATACACGCGCGCCACTTCGACGCGGCGCCCGGCCTCGGGGTCGAGCGCGTCGAGCTGCCACACGAGGCGAATTTTGTGCTTCGCGCCGTAGGCGCCGGTCTGCAGGCCGAGGTCCTGCACATCGACGCACACGGCGCTATGGATGCCGGCGGGCGCAAGCGCGCGGGCGGTTTGGGGACGACGGGCCATGAGACTCATGCGACCCTCCGCGCCAAGGATACGGCGAACGTGAACAGGTCCGTGCCCGCGTTCAACACCGGGTCGAGCTCGGTGCGCGCCTCGTCCGCGTCGAGCGGGACCGGCAGCGCCTCGAAGGCCGCCTCGACCGCGTCGAGCGTCGCCGCGCAGACCGCGCAGGTCGGCTGCGTCGCGTGCGCATCGGCCGCGGTCACGCGGTGGCCGCAGTAGGCGATCGGGTCGCGGTCGTCGGATTCATCCCAGGGGAAGTAATGCGTTATCGTCTGCTGTAGCATGGCCGGCGCCCTCCAACGGCGCGGGTTGTGTCAGCGTCGCGATGGTGCTGATTACACCGTCGCGGCGCGTCCTTCAGTTCCTCAATACTACTAAATCCGTGTTAGCTTGTCAAGCGGCCGTCCCGCCCCACCGCCGGCTCGCTTCCGCGCAGTCGAGCGGCGAGCCGTCCCACCCATCGCGATGGCGGCTCTCGAGCACGCCGCAGTCCGCGCACACCGCCGGAGCCGCCGCGGGCGCGAACGCCGCGCCACAGGTGCAGCGCCCCGACCGCACCGTGAGCGCCTTCGCGTTCCAGGGAATGCCGCACGCCGCGCACGTCACGGTCGGCACGACCGGAATCTGGGAGGCCGTCGAGGAGGAGAGCAGCGACGCGGCGAGGATCGTGTGTCGTTTGTGCATGTCCAAATAATACTAACACCGTGTTAGCTTGTCAAGCCCTCAGTTTATCTTTTTTTCTTACACCGCTTGAGTTGCCTTCTCGGCTCAGACGGTGTAAGCTGACGCCATGACGAAACGACTCCCGCCCGGTGTCCGGGCGTACTTTTCCTCGTTGGGCAAGAAGGGCGGCGCGCTCGGCGGGAAGCGCTCCCTCGAGACGATGACCGCGGCCGAGCGGCGCGCGCGCGCGAGGAAAGCGGGCCTCGTCGGCGCCGCTGTGCGGCGCGCCAAGGCGAAGGCGAACGAGGACGCGGACTAATGGTGAACACGAAATCGTTTCAGCATCGCTTCGATCGATCCTTGGAGGATCTCGCGCTCACGTTCACCGACCTGATCGTGCTCGTCGAGACGCTCGACACGCGCCTCGAGCGCCTCGAGCGGACAAACGCCGGCCTGATCGATCGCATCACGTATCTGGAACAGCAGCAGGCCGCGCGGAAGGAGGGCGACCAATGACCATGTTGGAACAGTTGATCACGCAGCAGGTGAGCGCGTCCGTCGTCGCGACCCTGAGCCGCACCACCGAGCGCATCGCCGAGCAGATGGCCGAGGAGATTCTCAAGGACGCCGCGTTCCGCGCGCGCATGCAGGACCTGGTGAAACGCGCCTTCGACCACGCGCTGGTCTCGCTGGACACGCCCGCGCCCGTCGCGCCTCCAGCGGGGACGCCATGACCGAGCACGAGATCCGCCAGTCCATCCACCAGATCCTCGACGCGCACGACGCGGCCCTGGTCTCGATTCGCACCGCGCACACCGCGATGCAGACCGCGTTCAGCGCGCACGATGACGCGCTCGTGAGCGCGATTGAGGCGAACCGCGCCGCGCTCACGCTGCTCAACCGCCTGACGGACGAAGGCGTGGAGGGCGCGCAGCCATGAGCCTCCGCCTTGGCGCGCTCCACGACGCGCTCCTCTCGCCGGGCGATGCCGACCTGGCGCGCAAGGCGGCCGAAGAGGTCGCCGGCTATGAGAATCAGCTCGCGGCAGTGCGCAGCGATCTACTGCTCATCAAGTGGATGCTGGGCGCCGTGCTCGCGATGCTGGTGTCGCTGCTGTTCAAGGTGTTCGGCGGATGACGCGCGACATCGCGGCGGCGATTCGCGAGGGGCGCGCCGCAGGAGCGCCTACGGGTCGGTCGTGAGATACGTCAGGCTAAAGACCATGTTCGTGCCGCTGGTGAACACGGCGAGGGTGCCCGCCGCCGTGCCCGCCGCGGTGTACCCGATCGCCGTCAGTTGGCGGAGCCCGTCGTGCGCATAGACGCCCGCGCTGACCAGCGGGGTCGCCGCCGCGGCGAAGATCCAGAGACTCCCCTGCGCCGCGCCGGCGACGGCAAACGGCAAGCCCGTGATGACGCTCGCCGAGCCGGTGCCGATCACGGTGACCACGAGCGAGCCCCGCACCACCACCAGCGGCCCCACGCGCGCCCAGGTGCCCTCCTGAACGGCGTAGGTGGCCGTGCCGCCCAGACTCGGCAGCCAGGTGCCGCTCGGCGCGGCGAGGGTGACGATCTCCGCGGTGACCCCCATGATCGGGCCGCCTTACGGCGCGCTCGTCTCGTACACCACGCTCAGGAACAGCACCGAGCCATTCCCGAGCAGCGCGGCGGTGTTGGGGGTGATGCCCGCGGCCGACAGCGCCAGCAGCAGCAGGTCGGTGCTCCCGGATTGCGTCCAGCCGCCGACCCAGACCACGGGCGTCGCCAGGTTGGCGAAGTAGCCCACCGCGATCGGCGTGGCCGTCGTCACCGGGAACGGCAGGCCGCTGATCGTCGAGGCCGAGCCCGTGCCGATCGTCGTGATCGAGAGGCTGGCGCGCGCGAAGACGAGGCGCCCGACCCGCACGTAGGTCCCTTCCCGCCCGGCGTAGGTCGTCGTGCCGCCGAGACTGGGCGTCCACGTCCCCGGCGTCGCCGCCAGTGGCGGCCCCGGCGTGCCGACGATGTTATCCGCCGTGCGCAGCACGCTGCCATGCCCCGAGGGTGGGCTGCAGGGCGTCTCGCACACGAATTTATACCCCGTGCCGGCGAGCAGATACGCCGTGTAGCGGCCGGCGGGATCGGTGCGGATCGGGTTCGTGTTCGGCGTGCCGAGCGCATCGCTGTAGGTCGCGATCGGCGTCGTCGTCCCGGCGGCATACGTCCAGACGCAGCCATTGCTGACCGGCGCGCCGGCATTGTCGAGCAGGGTCTGATACGGCGGCGGGGCGAGGGTGTAGTCGGCCATTTAGAGGGCCTCCGGGGGCGCGGACCAACAGTCGGAGACTAGAACAATGCGGGTGTGGATCGATCGCGTGTGGACGGGGATGGTCGGGATCGCGTTTGTCGTCATGGTGCCCTTGTGGCTCATCGAATGGTCGCAGGATTACGGCGTCGTCAACGTCGGCCTCGTCATCCTCGCCCTGTTTCTCATGGGGATGATGCGCGGCCCCACTACGGACTAGGCGCGAAGAGCAGCTGCGGGCCTTCCACCACGCCCAGCCGCCCGGCCGCCGTGCGGAGCCAGCCCTCGAGCGGCGCCTGTTTCCCGGTGGTCATCGCGGTCGTCAGCGCGTCCGCGAGGCCGGTCTTGACATTGGCCGCCAGTGATTGATAGCGCGGCGACGCGAACACCTGCTGCGCCATTTTCGCGAGCTTCCCCGCGACGAACATCTGCCCGATGCCGCCGCCGCGCGCCGCCTCCGCCACCACCCCCGCGCCTTCCGCCATCCCCGGCAGGAGGCCGCCCACTTGCCCGGTTTTGCGGAGCGTCGTCGCCTCCATCACCGTGTGCAGGTCTTTCCAGAACGCGAACTCGCGATTGAGCGCCGCCAGGTCGGGGCGATCGCTCTGCACGATCGCGCGGATCGCATCCCCGCCCATTTTCTTCGCCCACTTCGTCGTTTCCGCCGGACCGAGCTGCCCAAACTGCGGGCGCGCATAGGCGATCTCGTCCCACGCCCGGCGGAGGCCAACGAGGTCATCCACGGTCATGTCGTTCCCGTGCGCCTGCACGATCTGCTTGAGCGCGTCGATCTGCCGCACCTTCCCGGCATTTAAGGGGATGGCGATCTGCACGCCGCCGCCTGGCATCGGCCCCAGCACCGTCGCGGCCGGTAAGGTGGCGGCTTCGGCGGCGGAGACGATCCGCGTCTTGACATAGGGCGCTTTCGCCACGTCGAGCGCCGCCATGAGCCGTTGTGGCGCGTTCTGCACCACGTCGCTGCCGTAGACGGAGAGCGCCTGATCAATCGCATCGCCGGCCGCTTGAGTCGCGACGTCGAAGACCTCGGTGGCCCCGGGGCGCGTGCGGCCGAGCGTCCCGAGCACGTCGCTGCCGCGGGCGAGGATCTCCGGCGTGCGCCCCTCGACGACCGCCTTAAACGGCTTCGTGGTCGGGTTGAAGAATTTCGCGACATTCTCCGCCGCGCTGGTCTTCAGGTGGTTCGCAATCCCGGTCGCGATCACGCCGATCGTCGGGACCGCGCCCGCCACGACGCCCGTGATGCCGGCGGCGGTATTCGAGCCACCTTGCGCTTTCACGAGGCCCGCGTTGCCGACGCCCTCGATCACGACCTTGGGGACCAGGTTCGCCAGCGTCGGACTGAGGATCTTCGCGAGATACGGCGCCACAGCGGGCGCGACCTTCGCCCCCAGCGCGGTAATGGCGCGCGTCGGCGCGACGAGCTCCGCCCCTTGTTCGATCATCCCGCCGATGGTCTGTGCCGTGTTCGCGGATTCGACTTGCGACGGCTCCAGCGGGATGAACTTCGGCGAGACGGCATCAACGCCGGGGATCTGCCGCAGGAGATCGCCGCCGCGAAGGCCCGCGCGGATCAGGCTTTTCCCCGCGCCCACCGCGAGGTCTTTCGCGAACCCGCCGACGTTCGCGATGTTCGCGAGCAGTTGATCACCTTCGTCGGCCGCTGCGTCGCGCACCACCGCCGCGCCGGTCGCGTCCTTCAGGTTCGTGGTCCGCCAGACCTCCGGCGACACCATCGCGGCCTCGTCGGTCATCCCCCCGCGCCGGGTGAACGGCATCGCGGCCGGCGGCGACGCGCCCAGCGACGCCAGCACGTCGGCCTCCGACGGCGGCCCGCCCTCCGTCTGCACGTCGAAGACGCGCCCGTCGCTGAGGGTCACGCGGTACTTGTCGGCCATCAGGGCACCGGCACGATCGAGAGCACTTTGACGCCGCCGCCCGTCTCCGGCGCGCCCTTCTTGATCCGCGCCTTGATGCCGCCGAGCGCGTCATCGAGCGCCGCGGTGCGATTGTCCATGTCCTGCTTGAGCAGCCGCATGACGCGCACCGACTGCGCGAGCGTCGCCGTCCCCGGATTGAACGCGTCGACCTCATGCCGCGCTGAATCCGACAGCGTGCCCGCGAGCGTGGGGTTACTGACGATCTTCGCGATCTCGTTCACCGCGACCTGGCGCGCCGCGTCATACGCCGCCTGATCGGGCGAGCCGAGCATCTTCCCCGTGACCTGCCGCACAAGCCCGTTGGCGAGCGGCGAGCCGGTGTCGACCACCTTGCCCGCCGCGGCCAGAAAAATGTCGATGTTCTTGCGCGCCGTCTGCTCGAAGGCGCCGATCGCGTCGCGCTGTTTTTGCATCGACTGGAGCGATTGCGTGTTGGCCGCGTAGTCGGCTTTCGCCGAGGCAATGTCGAGGCCGGGCATCATCTCCGCCGCGCGATTAATGATCGCCTTGCGCGTCGACTTGTCGCCCATCCCCAAGGGCGGCAGCAGGCCGGTTTTCGCGTAGTTGAGCGCCGCCGCGTCGAGCCCGGCCGGTGTGAGCGTCGTGACATCGCCGGCGGCCGTCGGATCGACCTGTTTCGGCACGGGCGTGCCGACGCGTTCGCCCGTGTCCTCGCGCACGAGTTGCCCATTAATGACGAGCGTTTTCGGCGGCGGCGTTTGCATCGGCACCGGGGCGCCGATGCGTTCGCCCGTCGCCTCGTTGATCACCTGTCCATTCACCACCGCCGTTTTGGGCGGCTTCGCGTTCGTGAACAGCGGCTCACTCGTCACCTCATCGACCCGCACGGTGCCTTCCGGCACGTTCTCGCCCTTCGGCGGGCCAATGAACGACCGCAAAATCGCCTTCGCCTGCGTCGGGTCGGCCGCCAGGATCTGCCGGTACTGCGCGAGCTGCTCACTGGTAATCCGGTGCCGCGCCGCCGCCGTGACGAGCCAGCTATCGGTGAGCACGGGCGACGCACCCGCGGCGAGAATCCCCGTCGCGGCGCGGTCGCTCTCCTGCCGATCTTTCGTGGCCTGCCCCTGCAGCGCGGCGTTCACCGTCGTGAGGTGCTGAAACTGCGGCACCGCGAACGCGCCGAACGCCGGATCGATCGCCTTCGCAATCCCCGGCACATCGTAGGTGCCGTCGTCCTTCAGCGGCGTCGCCGCCAGCGCCTTCGCGAACGCGGCATCCGCCGCGCGCTGCCGCTGCTTGTCCTCGAGCGCGCTCGTGATCTGCTGCCCCTGCAGCCCGATCTGCTGCGCGCGCAGTTGCTGCTCCTGCCCCTTCAGCTGCCGCGTCTGCTGCGCGTCGCGCTGCGCCTGAATTTCGCCCGGAATCGCGCCGAGCGCACTGAACTGCTGCGCGAGCAGCGTCCCCCGCTGCTCGGCGGCCCGCGCGTCGATGTCGCCGCGGCGGAGCGCCGCCGCCGCCTGCGGGTCGGCCTGGTGCGCGAGCGCCTCGGCGATCGACGGCCCGTAGGGGTTGCGATACGCCTCGTATTGGAAGATCGGCATCGCGTCCCCTAGCTTTGCAGCGCGAAGTTCGCGCCCAGGTTCCGCCGCGCCTCGTAGTCCTGCCAGCCGAGGAGGTAATCATTCCACGCGTTCGTATTCGCCAGGTCGTTCTGGTGCTGCGTGTTCGCCGTCTGCGTCTGCCAGTTGAGGATCTGCGGCGCGAAGGCGTCCTGCGCGGCCTTGTACGAGGCCGCGTAGGGATCCTGCACCTGCGTCTGGTAGTTCACCTTGTAGGCGTCGAGGGCGTTGCCGCGGCCCGTATTCCACTGATTGAGCGCGGCGGTGTAGGGGTCCTGGTACTGCGTCTGGTAGTTCGTCTGATAGGTGCTCAACGCGTTCCCGCGGTTCGTGTTGTACGTGCCCAGATCGCGCTGCCAGACGTTTTGATACTCCTGGCTGGCGGCGTTCTGCCCGTAGTCCGTCAGCGCCTTGAACGTCCCGCTATCGGCCAGCGTGCCGCGCGCCGCGGCGGCGGTCTGCAGCGCCTGCAGGCCCTGATCCCGCCGGAACTGATAGCCGGGGTCGTTCAGCGCGGCCTCGGCGGTCGGCCCCGTGAAGTCGCCATAGGTGAACGCGGGCGGCGGCGTGTAGCCCGGCGCCGGGTGGCTCTCGTCATAGGCGAAGGCCGGCGGCGGCGTGTAGCCCGGCGCATTGAAGACGGGCGCGCCGGGGAGCGGACTGGCGGCGGGCGCGGTGTAACTGCCCTGCCACGGCCCGAACGGGCTACTCGTGGTGCCGGCGCCCCAGGTGTTCCCGCCGGGGCCACTCCACGGGCCGCCCCCCCCCCGCCCCCCCCCCCCCCCCCCCCCCCCCCCCCCCCCGCGGGGGGAGGCCCCCCCCCCCCCCCCCCCCCC